AAATCGCAGTGTTATAAGTACTTGCGATTGGCAATTGACGGGTTGCACCAGCGTAGGGTTTGCCATCTACGCTGTTGATTGGTTGTAAGCCATAGGGAGCTGAAACGGTTGGATAAGCCATTTGATACTCCTAATTAATAAGTTAAGAACCTCTTCCAAAACGACTTATCTCAGTTTTTCTCTCATTAAAGAGAGGCATCCGAGGATCATTCTGGCGCATAAGAGTGTTGTCTACAGCCTCCATTTGAGCTTCTGCTTGATTAGAGTAATATTGATTACGCTGATCTACAAACTCAATTGGGGTTTTGCATAACAACAACCCACCGATCTCAATGTTGTCTTTATAACGACTTTGAGGGTCGATTAGCAGTGCAAACTTCGGTTGTTCCTCAACACGTACAGGTTCCCATCCTTCTCTGAGTTTGGCAGATAGATTGCGGGGATCCGCAGTATTTAAAGTAGCCACTCTGATCCATCGATAAGCAAATCCTGCTTGCTTGTCGGGTTCTGGCAACAATTCAGGCGGTTTCCACTGCTGGGGCCGCATTTCTTGTTGACGGGTTTCTACTTCACGAGGTTTTCTGTTTTCAGCCATTTTGGGACTCCAGTTTAGTTAGTTCACGAGCATATTGCTCTGGGGTTAGATTAAATTTCTTTGCCAGTTGTACTTGCGTTGGCGTTAGTCTGACTCTTTTTGGAGAGGTTGATCTAGTCGCTGGCGCAACTACTGTGCTCGGTTTACTAGTTTTCACAGAGGGTTTGATCTCTGTCTCCGAAGAGTTTTTGGTCTCTTCTGCGATCCCAAATTTCTCTGGAAATCGTTGACGCATTTCTGTGTCAATGACCTTGAAATAGTGGTCAGATCCTATTGGAACTCCTTCTCTTTCCAAGCGTCTATGAACACCCATTGCTAGGTAGCTCATGTCTTCATCCACCCCATACCAGCTGTTTTTGTCCAGCCAAGATTGGGTTTTTGAGTCCAATCTTTGAGGTTGTTGTTGTATTTGTACAGGAGTTTCTTCATTTTGTAAAGTGTCTTGTGGATATTCAGGTTGATATTTTTCAATTTGCTGAGATTCCATTTGCACTTTTGTGAGTTTTTCTTGAGCCTCTACAAGACGATCTGAGTCGCCAGAATCATAAGCGTTCTTGTATTCTGCCCTTGCTTTTTCTAACTCATAGCTAATGTTTTCCTTGTACTTTGAGTGTAGAGTCTGTTCGCCAGCGCTCAATTTGGTCTTGAGCTTTTGGTTTTCAGACAGCAATTGCTGCGCTACACGAGATGCCTCTTCTGCTTCTCGTTGGGCAGCTTCTTTGGCTCTACGTTCATCGTTATAGACCTTTTTAGCCTGCAACAATCGTTGTTTTGCCTCGCCAGTATATGCTTCAAGGTCATCATTATCGAGCTCTTCAACAATATCTTTAGGCATTGGTGCTGCATTAGCACGGTCTTCCTCTGGAGTATCGTCTTCAATAACAATTTCAAGCTGTTCTGGTTCTTCCGTCTTTTCATCAGGAAACTTAAATTCTTCCATTTCTAAATTAGGCATAATTTCTCCTTAAAGTCTGGTTATGCCACGGGGATCTTCAACGAGTCCTTCTACCGAGTCATCGTTAATAATCCTAAATTCACGTCCGTGGATTTTTAATCGTGTGCCAGAGTTTGGTCTGGCTAAGATAAAGTCACCAACTTTGCACCAAGGCCCAGAAGGGAAACGGCTAGGGTCTTTATAACAATCAGGACCCATTTTTACGACAAAAAACACCGTTGATAGGACTTCTTCGTAGTGCATCGTGGTATCCGATTTGAGGATTCCGCTCTCGTAAGTCTCATCAATCTCAGGAATAGCGCACAAAATGCGATATCCAGAGGGTTCAGGTAGTTGTCTTGCTTTTTCTTCTGCTGTTTGAGGCAGAGTTGTTACTTTTGTTACGTCATCGGGATTTGAGCCGATTAGTAATTCACTCATCAAAATTCTCCATTCGTTGTTTGAGGTCTGTTATGGTTAAACAAGCGGATTCTAGACCTCGAATCTGTCCGCAAGCGTACTTATACTCCTCGTAATTAGCACAATTTCCAGCTGCAATAGCTTTTTGGAGCATATCGATACGGGTTTTGTATTCATTTAAGAGGTAATCCAAGTTTTTATCCACTATTTTTTCCCTGTTTGAGGTTTATTGAACTGCTGCATCTTGGAAAGTTCCTGCATCCGTTTGATTTCGACTTCCATGGCGTCTTTTTCTGTTTTTGCCAGAAGCTGAGCGCCAGCAATTCGTTCTTGGGAGGCAATTCTTTCCCTTTCTAATTCCAAGCGAGCAGCATCTGTTGCTACATCGGCTTGGTCCTTCATTGCTTTGCGTTGTTCCTCGGCCTGTTTGAGTTCAAGTTCTTTCGCTTGCATCTGAATGACTGGGTCTTGGGCTGCTTGTTGAGCCTGTTGCGCTGCAACTTCGGTCTTGTTGCGTTGCAAAAGCACATCAGCTGCTTGTGAAGCCATTTGTGAGATCTGGACTTCCATATCTCTTGGGATTGATTCTTCTTGCCCATCTTCTGGCAACGAGATTCCCATGATTTCTTCCATTTGTTTCTTGTAGGCAAAGGCTAAATGCTCTTGAATATGAGCCATAGCAGCTGCTCCAATAGCTTGCGCCTGGGGATTTTGACCCACAATGGCAGCAATTTTGGGATCTTGCATAGCGCTCATATGAACTTGAATATGTGCTTCGTGGTCCTGATACAAGAAAGCCTTAACAGGGCGCATATTCATAATGTTCATGTTCTCTGTAATAGGGTCTTCTGGTAGCTGATCGTCTTCTAGCTTAACTAATTTCTTGGCGTTTTTAATTCCTAAGACTTCTAGCATCTGGCGGTGCAACTGGGCAAGATCGTATAACTGTGGAGCTTGCTGGGCTAACTGTAAAACCGCCTGATACTGAACCACTTTCTGGCTCATCGTTGCTGCGTTAGGATCGCTAACAGGGATTACGTCTACGTTATCGTAGTCGGACTGTTTGGCAAAACGATTGCCAACGTCTGGCGTGTAGTTGTATTCGTCAGGGGTGTAGTCACGAATGATGTCTTTTAAGAGTTTTAGCTCTTGTTTCATGGAGTAATGAACACGGGCTTGAACTGCTGACATAACCTTTAAGGTTCTCTCCAAAATAGCCAGAGTTGTACCCACTGGGGTATTGGCCGACATATCGGCAATCTTCATGTCGGAAGCCGAGGCGAATCTACGGCCTTCTTCTACGATGGTACCGAGTAAGCTATATAAAACTTGGCTTGGCTCCTTATAAGGAAGCGGGAGGATGTTGTCTTTTAGTACGCCAGAGGGAACGTCTACGTCTCTAAACTCACCTGGGGAGATTGGGGTATCGTCTCCCTTAACTCGCAGACCTCGTGTTTTAAAGCCACCTGGCAGATTCGATAATGTACCTGCATCGACAAGTTGTCTGATAATAGAAGTACCAGACTTAGCAAAAGCGCCGACAAGGTGAATAAGGCCAAAGCAGTAAAAGCCAAAGCCTGGAACATACCCATAATGGACGAAATGATTTCTTTTCTGTTTAGTCTCATCTTCTGGTCTCCAGTTTCTACGAATCGCTAATACGGTCTGCGATCCTTTTTCAACGGTGACAATGTACGGCAGAGCAATTCCTGTTGATTTGCCGTCTTCATCTTTGTCCTCAAAACCTGCAATGTCGAGGTTTACTTGGATTTCTAGGAGTTTATACCGATTATCTGTAGTTGCCTGAAAACCCATCTTCTCGGCAATTTTCTTTTCTACATCATCAAATGTGTTAACGGGATCTCCAAGATCAACGTCTCGATAAAAACCAGCGACTTGGAGCTTTTTTAATTCGTTTTCGGTTTTACGCATAACGTGGGTAACACGGTCAGCGGTCTGTAAGTCCGAGGCGCCATACGGAACAATCAAGTCTTCCGCAGGAACAAAGACGGAGACTTGGCGGTTTAGGTTAGGGTCAAAGTAAACTTTCTTAAAGGCGTTACCTGAAAGTCCAAGACCCCAGACCATACGCTCATGCTCAGGGCGATATTCGACCATGACGTCCGTAATCTGGTAGTTCATGTCCTTTTGAACACGATCTGATGCTGCCATTTTTTCTGGTGTTTCCCGTCCAATAATTTGGGTCTTTACGGGTCCAGCTGGAGGTAAAGTTTCCATGACAGTTTCCGCTTGGAACTTAACCAAGGCTTCGGAGAGAAGTGGATGGAATACGCCACAAGCGCCTTCCCATGGCTCCGAACGGATCTCTATCTTCATTCCGAGAAGCTCAATGCCGTCTGTGTACGTTTGCATCCACTCTTTACGGGAGCTAATGTCAGCATCTACATCGCCAAGTAAATCACCGCAAATTTCGGCTAATTGCCCTTTGTCTAGGTATTCGGCAAGGTTAGCGTCAAAATCTTCGGCAGTTTCTTCTTTGGGCTCTATTTCAATTTCTAAGCCATCGATCCCAATCTTGACGGATTCTGGATCTTCGATCTCAATATCAATCGGCTCTTGCATTGCAGCAGCTGCCTCAAGTCCTTGGGGTAATGCGTACATTGATTTTTCAATAGCCATAATAGTTCCTTAGTAATAACTGACTGCTCGTTTAGACTTGAAGTACTTAATCTCGTCTTCCTCGTCTGTTTGTAATCGGATAAAACCGCCTTTTCTAAATCGTAATAGTGCCTGTGTTGCGGAGTCTACCAAGTCATCGTGGTCGGAATTGGGGAAAGCAGCCATTTCTTCAATGACTTCTTCAGCCCAGCGTTTCCTTGGCGCCCATACTTTTCCTGATGCAAAGATGTCTGCTACAGAGTTTACACGGGAGATCTTGTCATTACCACGGGTTGGTGTAAATTCTTGCACTGGTATTCCCATGGATCTTAGCTCAAATATAAGTGGCGCACCAGAGGCTTTTGCCTCCACGATAAACGCATCGGGCTCCCATTCCTTATACATTTCCATGGCTCGTAGCTTTAATTCAGGGAACTCTAGCCGTTCTTTTAGAGCGTCCAACAAAATAATATTTACATCGTCAGGGTTTTCGTCTTTGTGAAATACACCCCAGGTCGTGCATGCCGAGTAGTCGGAACGCTCATTTTTAGTAAAGGCGGTGTCCCAAGACTGGATTACAAATTCACAGACTGGCGGTCTTTCACTTTCCCATACTTGCCACCATTCTCGTTTGACTAGGGCGCCTTCTTCCGAGCTTGGATCTTGTTGGTACTGGGCTGACCATTTGGAAATCGGCAGTTCGTTTCTTAGTTTTTCTAATTCATCTAAGCTCCAGAACTCAGGCCATAATGGTTTGCCTGTGGGCATAATCGCAGGAAGATTAATCACTTCCCATTCATCGCCGTCTCGTTCAACCATGGATTGGAGAACACGACCTGTTAAATCTCGTTTACCCCAGCGGGTCATTACGATGACGATAGACCCTCCTGGTTGGAGACGCTGACGTGGACCAGAGGTAAACCATTCATGGACTTTGTCGTAAACACTTGGATCTGAGGCGGCTAAAGCTGCCTCTTGTTCCGAGTGGGGGTCATCAATAATGAGCAAATCTGCTCCTTTACCAGTAACGGTACCGCCCACACCAATAGCAAAATAATCACCATTGGCGTTAGTAGCCCAACGACCAGCAGCCTTGGAATCAGTGCGCAAAGCGACATTGGGGAATATTTTGGCATAGGTTTCTCCATCGACTAAGTTTCTAACTTTACGTCCAAAGCCCACCGCTAGTTCGGCTGTATTGGAACACTGAATAATCTTTCGATTAGGGAACTGACCAAGATACCAGGCTGGCAATAAGTAGCTGGCAAACTCAGACTTAGTATGGCGGGGAGGCATATTAATAATAAGGCGTCTAAGTTTTCCATTAGCTATCTCCTCAAATTTTTTTGCCATTAAAGCGTGATGTCTACCCAATATAAATCCAGGCCACATCTGTTTCACAAATGCCATAAACGACTTTTCAGCCGTTTTTCGGATGACCGAATTTTTATATTCTTCCGCCATCGTAAATAAGTTCTCCCGATCTCCTTCTGGAAGACTCTCTAAGAACTTTTCTAAATTACTCAATGTGTCTTACCTTAATATAGGTTGGTCGAATACTTCTGGTTTTTCCTTTAATCCCTTTACAAATCCCAAGTTCTACTAATCGCCACATCTTCCTACTGACATTACCACGCCCCTTTTCGCCAGTGATATACATCACATCCTCAATACTCGGAGCAAACCCATACTTTTTCCAAAACTCATCAATGACCAAGAATATCTCTTTTTGTGCGGGGGTCAATTCTCTCTCCTTGTGTCTACCCATGTTTAATACGTTCAATAACATCTTGAGTCCGTGCCATTGCTTCCTCTTCCAATATGCGTTCTTTCAAATAACTCATCATCCTTAACAACCGACCCTTGTCCCGATGCAATAACTCTTCCAAATAATCCAAGACGAGCTGCTCTTTTTGTATTGCCGTAATCTGTCGTTCGTTCATGTTTGTGAGCCCTTACTCTTAATCAATACTGCATGTTGATTTAATAAATACTCTAAATATGCTTTATCTTTTGAACTCATCCTTTTAAGCCGATCTGATAATTGATCCATATCTATCTCGACCATGGGACCCAAATCACTGACGGGGGGTGTTTCACGTGAAACATTTTTTTTATTCATGGATATTTTTATAAGGGGGTGGGGGGGGGTGTTATATTAGGGTTTACCCTGTGTCACTATAACAGCTGTTATGGTGACGTAGGGTTTTCCCTAGGATTGGAATTAGGAGGGGATTGCGTGAGTGGAATACTATGCAAGTCTGGCTCACGAGCCAATGCCAAAATTTGGGTCTCGCCCCCTCGTGGGTCTGCCAAATCCCCGTTTGCAATGCCCTCTCCCCCGTCTAAGGACACTGAACCATCCTCTTGGTCTCCAGTTTTCCCATCATCACTTGCATCATGCTCATTCGATTCATGACTGCCTACGAGTTCAGCCAGTAGATCGTCTGCGGATCGTGCTTCGATATCAATCGCCTGACTGTTCTCAATAGCCAGTCTAATGCTCGCCATGAGTTTTTCCCGCATCTCACTGGGATCGCTGACCTTGATGACCTCTCGCCGTTCAGTAAACAGTGCAACCTCGGTAATCTTCCCCAATAGTTCCAGTGCCTTGAGTTGCTGTGCTGGTGGACAATCAGGATCAAGAGCCTTTTCAGTGATCTTATGGATTGCCAACGCCCTTAAATGTGCGGGAGTTTGATATTTCTGCACCTCTAAAGCCACTGCCACCGCCTGTGAGTAGTTGGCAATAGCGGGGTTTTTCAACAACTTCTGCCCTTCAGCACTCTGCGTCTTGGGTTTGCCCTTGCTGTTATGCGACTTCCGATACGCACTCGCTTTGCTTTCTCCCAGTGCTATTTGTTTGGCAAATTCGATTTGTTTGTGGGTTAGTCGCTTTTCCTTGGCAGTGCTAACCCCCAGTAAAAGAGTATCCATTGGCATAGCCTGTAAGCCTTGCTCTATCTCTTTCCTAGTCAATCGTTTCATAGGTATCTCTTGAGAATCGTCATACCCCTGATTCTAGGACAATCAGTTAGATTCTGCTACTACTATCTTCTATCTCTCCTATATCTCCTCTATGTTCTCTTAGTAGTGGAGTTGCTACTGGACTGTTGTGCTTCGCACCTTTGCCCGCTTTTAGGTCTTCCCAGCCGTATCCATGCCCCGCTAACCCTTATCCAGTAAGCCCCTAAATTTATTTTCAAAAAGGTATTGACATGGTATTGCTACTTTGCAAAACTATCGGTAGGTGCTTAAACACCGATTCGACTACTAGGAGAAAATAATGACTGAGCAAGACAAGATTCAAGCAATCAAAGCATACGCTGAAGCCTTATATAACATGGGTTGGGATGTCGTAGTAGAAGCCTATGATGATAGCCAATTACTGGAAGAATTAGCCTTAAACGATATGGATGTCGTTAAGACAATCCAATCCCTGCAAGCCATGGTTGATGTTCGTGCCGATATGATGGCTGAGCATCAAGCAGAAGCGAGAGCCAGTTATTGAGTAATACCTCTAAGCCCATTACCCAATGGGTTTAGGGATTGTTATTCAACAATCATTCGACTAACTGCTAGGAGATTTAATATGTTTGAATTGGTTAATAAAATTGAAGCCAAGAAATGCTTCTCGCATTACCTGTTCCACAATGAGGACAACAACGCTGTTGCCCTTGCTGACCATAGTATCGCTAACCTTAATGATCCATCTTCCACAGAGGATGGTCTGCTTATTTGGACTGGCGAGATTGGCACATTGATTAACACTGCTGACCGCTACACCTCTGTTCTATTGGATGTTAGTGATGGTAATAGTGATAGTCATACCATAATTGTTAGCATCCTGACTGCCTGTCGCATTGAGCAATTAACTGGGTTGCAGGTCATCCCTTTGAATGTTGAGATTGCTGATTACAAAGCCGTTGATTATGCGGGGCATCAACGGGAATATAACCCTGACAATTACAGAGGGATTTAATCATGCTTACATTAAGTTCTATATCTGTCGTAGTTCCAAAGGGTGCTTACATCCTTGGCGATCCCTGCTATGTAGTGCCTGACAAGGATTGGGGCGATCTGCTTGCATCATGCAATTACTTCAATGAGCCTGTGGGCAAGGTTGGGGACTTTGAAGTTCTTGCTTTTGGCACTAAATGGGGTGATGGTTGCTATCCCGATAACAAAGGCAATACTTACCCAGTTGATGCGGGTTTGATTGGTCTTGTGCCTGTTGCTTACGCTACTGATGATCGCAAGGATTCAACGCTTGTAGTGTTTGAGACTGCCACCTTATGCACCAATGATGGCGGGATTCTGAAGTTTGGTGATTACATTATCGACACTGTTCTTGAAGAAGAAACAGAGGAGTGATACCTGTAAGCCCTTGCACTGCGAGGGTTTACGGATTATCAATACCGATAATCATTAACTGCTAGGAGATTCAAATGAAATTAAGTAGAGCAACACTTGGTGCAATCCTCACCATTAAAAAAACTGGTCGTGGCAAGACCGCTAAGTATTCTATGACTGTTCCTGCCGAGTTGGGCACTATGACCAGTATTGAAACCTATCAATACAAAGCCCTTGCATCACACCGCAAAGCCCTTTTAAACAAATACACACCAGTGGAGAAATAAATGGATTCGACTACCAAACTAGATTTATCCCAGTTTTATGGGACTGAGAATTACTATCGCACCAATCCTATTTTTGCTAAGGATATGGTTCATACGGATGGGGTTCAATACTTCGCTGACAATGCGGGTAATGGTGCTTACTGGTTCTTGGATATCGTTGCGACTGAAGCATTCCCACTGCTCAAGAAAGAGCCATTCTTGGCTATCAAATTGACAGTTGCCAATGGCAGTGCCGATATCAGTATTGAAGATGGTGATTACAGGACTTTCAAACAAAAGCATATTGCTCATACCGACTGCCCTGATGGGGAATATCAGTTCTTCCTGACCGACAATGTTCTTATGCTGTCTTCGGAGTATTAGCCATGACTACATACTTTATCGGCAAAGAGACTTTTACTGCACCTTTGATTATGGAAGGTAGTTGGGGCGAAAAGGATATCGGGACACATGAATCCACCATGGAGTTGTATTTCCATGATGATGCCACTGGATTCATTGAGTGGGATATCGAGGATGTGGGTTTTGAGCATATTGGTCTGTGGTTCACCATTGACCAGTTTGGAGTCCGCACCTTGGATGAATATGACGGAGTGATGTGCCTGTCTGACAAGGCAATAGCCCTGTTGCGTAAGTTTGATGTAATCGTGCCAAAGGACTTTGAATAATGAGAATCGTTGAATGCCAAGATACTGGTCGGATTCTGTGGCGGGAATGGAAGTGCCAGTGCAGTAAAAAGGTCTGCTCGGATGGTTCAGGCGAGGATGTTGCCTGTGATTGTGGGCAGTTGTTCAATGCTTTCGGGCAGAGGTTGGTTGATCCTTGCCTGTGGGAAGAAAACGAGGATTACTAGGCAAACTGAAGAGACTTGAATAGTCGAAACCCCCCTAATTACCTTACTGAGTATATGACGCAATATGCCTGTATGAGTAAACGAAGCAGTCGGGGGGTCTTTGTCAAACTGCTAGGAGATATGGATATGCCGACAATGAAGATTAAAGCCTATGACGCTGTCATTAGTTGCGACTGGTCAGGTGATGGTGCAAGTGTATTACTGGGAGTTGCAGAAGATGGTCATCCTGAAGATGCGTATTTTGATAGTTGGGCAGATAAAAAGATTTACTTCTTTTTGACTGGGCAGGAAATGGAATCGTTGAAAGCGGGAGATGTTCTTAATGATGGTGAGGACTTCACCATTGTTGAGATTGATAAGGACAATCCCAGTATTTTTGAAGTTGATTATGAATTAGAGGGAGTGCAGTAATGTGGGACTGGATTGTGCCAATAGCAATAGCCTACACTGCGTATGTGGTGTGGTCTGCAATCGTTGTATTTAACTAGGAGAGTGTGATGAAAGAAATTAAGGATTACGACAAGTATTGGAATGATGAAGCCAAAAAACTGTTGTTGCATAAACGCATTGTCAATGTGCGATACATGACCAAGGAAGAAATGGGGGAGATGGGTTGGTATGAAAGGTCAATCGCTTTTCAAACCCATGATGGTCTGTGGTTCTTCCCCAGTCGGGATGATGAGGGGAATGGTGGTGGTGCATTGTTTACCAGTGATGATAAGCAATCCTGTTTGCCAGTGATGCCCTGAGTGATACTTCTATGCCTTTGTGTGAGGGCATAGGGATTGTCATTCGGCAATCATAACTTTAACTGCTAGGAGAATGTTATGGGTTTAGATATGTATTTAAGTGCCAAGAGATATCTTTCGTCTCACCGAGACGAGGACAAGGAAATATCTCAAAAGGTCAATCAAATGATTGGGGTTGATGGTAATCCTGAGAAACGATTTGGGGGATCGAGCCTTGTGGTCAAGGAAGTATCTGTGGATGCTATGTATTGGCGAAAAGCAAACGCTATTCATGGGTGGTTCGTGGAAAACTGTCAGGGTGGTGTGGATGAGTGTCAGCAATCCTATGTGCCAAGGGAAAAACTGGTGGAGTTGCGGGATTTGTGCAAGGATATTCTTGAGAACCCTGATGCCGAAAGGGATGAGGACTTAGAGCCTACAAAAGGATTCTTTTTTGGTTCATACGAAAAGGATGAATGGTATTGGCAAGACCTAAAGAATACTGTCGAGGGCATTACCAGTGCGTTGGAATCACTGCCTGAGAATCAGTATGAGTTTTACTATCAAGCGAGTTGGTGATCCTATGGACTTAGATTCTTGGAGTGCCAAATACAAGCCCATTCCAAACCATTTAAATGAAGATGGTGTGGACTATTTCGAGACTTACGGGATTGAAGTGGGCTATGTATTGGGGGTTGCGGACTGCGATCCCAAGAGGGTATGGACTTATGTTGATGGGGATGGTGGGACTTACCTTATCAATGGGTATCACCTAGTAAATCGCATTTACTACATGATTACTGAAGTGCCATACGAGGGTGAATATGTTGAAGTAATAGTTAGTCAAGAGGAGTGTGAAGATGAGTTATGACTCAGACTACGAAAAGGTTTACATGGTTGAGTTTGCATCAGGCAGAACAATCCATGTAGGACATTGGACAGTTCAGGATGTCATTGAATACTGTGCTGATGAGCATAAGGGCGAAGTTATTCAATCAATCTATGAAGAAGTTTATGTTGGAGAGGAGTGTGAAGATGCGTAAATACTTTGAGGTAGAAGATGATGTGCAGAACATTTGTTTGGACTGCCATCACATTGGGTTTACCCATGCCGAGCATGAGATTGAAGGGCAGGAAAAAGCCGAGGTAGTTTGCCCAAAATGTTATAGCACCTATTACTTTGTTATTTCACAAGAGGAGAAAGCAAATGCCTAAATTTGATAGCGATTTACTGGATGAATATTGCGAAGAAGAGTTTGGTCATACCGACTGGCAAATGTCATGGGATAAAGATGGCAACATGACTGTTGTGTTCTTCAAAGAAGCAAGACCATGTTATTTGGCTGAACTTGAAGAAGAAGAGGAAGAAGAAGAAGATGCCTAAAAAATTACTTGAAGAAATAGAAGCAGAAATGAATAGCATGGTTTTCAATTTAACGAAATTATGCAAAATGGAATATTGCGACTGGCGATTAGAAGACAAGATGCACTATGGTCGGCTGATGGCTATGAAGCAAAGAAGACTGTCTGAACAACAACATAAGGAGAATCAAAATGCCTAATTGGTGCGATAACACTGTATATATAACCCATGATGATCCCAAGAAAATACAAACTCTTGTGGATGCGTGGAAAGAAAACAAATTCTTTGGGACTATCTATCCTGAGCCTGATTACACCAAGGTCAAGGTCAAACCGACATTCCCCAGTATCAAGGGTAATGACGATCCAGTTGATCCTGAATCTGCGTGGTGGGATTGGCGGGTTCAGAACTGGGGAACAAAGTGGGAGATCACAACGGATGAAGCCTACATTGATATCCATGAGAATGAGATCAAGGTATCTTTTGCCACTGCGTGGTCTCCGCCTACGGGTATCTTTGACAAACTGGTAGATGATGGGTATGGGGTCAATGCTCTTTACTATGAGGGTGGATGTGCTTTCTGTGGTCAGTATGTGGATGGTTCAGATGAAACCTACGGGACTGATGGGAAATGGATGGATGTCAAAAACAATATCCCCGATAACATTGATCTTGAGTTTGGCATTACCGAGAACATGAAAGAATGGGCTATGCAAGAACTCGCTGAAGAAATTGAGCAATTAAAGGGTTCTTTGTCTGAGGAGAAAGACAATCACGAAACGATTGCCCAGTTGATTGTTAAAAAGAAAGAACTTGAGGAGATGCAAGATGCGTAAATCTGGAATGAGTGTCAAATTTATTGGAACTACCTATGTTGAGGTGGATGTGCCAAATGGGGAAGATCCTGAAGAATATGGGATGGATGTGGCTAATCCCAAGGATGTAGATAACTGGGAAATTGTTGAGGTTTACGGATTAGATGAGGTAGATCCGAATGCCTAAAAGTATCTTAGAACTTATAAAAGAACACTTAATTACATGGCCTCAGTCGGTGGATTCCCAGTTGTGGAATGACCGAGTTGATACCCTAATTAAGCGGGTTGAGGAGTTAGAGGAAAAGAAAGATCCAAAACCTGATTAGATTTACCTAGCAGTAAATGGATACCCCCAGTGCCGTATGACTGGGGGTTTTTCTATATTATCTGCCTATCAACACCTTTTTAAGGGATTGGGACATCCTAAATAGACCATGAGCAACATAGTCATCATTGAAATCATGCCCGATTGTGTCGCTGATCCAATAAGGTTTGCCTGTCTCTTTGGCGATTCTTTCTCCGACACCACTGGGGTCATTGTCAGCCACGACTATCCCATTGGGGATAAGCCTTGCTACTTCCTTGAGGTTGCCTGCACTAAAGCAAACATGGATTGTGTATCGCATTTTATTGGCTCTCATTACCGCCTGAATAGACAAGCCCGTAGCCAAACCTTCGCAAAAGATCGGGACACCTTTTGCATCAAAGGTGAAAGTTGCCCCCTTCGTCTGCTGACCATAGAGAAACTTCTTATCCCCCTCGTTATCGATGAGTTGGCATCCTACTATTTTTCCATCTTTCCGCATCGCCACTACTAACTTGCCGTCATGCACGGGCATTTTCTCGTCTGGAAAACCTTTTTTTAACAGATAGGGATGGTGCATAACCTCTGTCTGGTGCATGATCCATCCCGCTTTAGAACAAGCACGATCCGCTAAAGCCTTGCGTTTTTGGTCTTCTTGGTCTCTTAGTTTTAGGAACTGTGGGGTTGTCGCATAATTTCCATTATTTCGCCACATACTTGGCTTATCCATGGTTGCCCAGTTTTGCACCCAGCCAACATCACCCATGAATTTATAACGCCCATTACGCTTATGGGGATGGTCATCTGTTGGGGTTGCTACCCATTTAAAAGGAACAACATTGTTAATGATCAGCCCATGAGATCGAGCAAAGTCTTCAAACCTCATTTGACTCCCTTTAACTTAGATATCTCTTGGCACTTTTCGTTATATTTTTTCATCCATAGTCCTCGCTTGGATGCGAAATAAGTAATTCTTCTTTGGAACATATTTACATCATTGATGTAACTTTGCACTTCATCATCAAAGATTTTCTTTTGCTCTTGCATTTCTTGTTCTAACTGCACTATGCGATCTGCTTGCTGTTTCAGTATCATTCCAGCCTGATAATATTCGCTGTTTTCACAATCAGTTACATCCAACATTTGTTTTGCTAATTCGTATGCGTTCATTATCTATCTCTCCTTTTTGCCCATTGAATGTCCTTACTCCTAATCCACTTTTGGGTATTGATGGATGGGGGAATGGTGGTATCTGCTAACCCTTTAGGCCATACCCCAAACTTCTCCCGATACTTGTGGCTTGCCCAGTTGGGGTTGTAGTTTCTCTGCTCTGCGATATACAGGAGTTCGGAATAAAAGATTTGCTTATCGTCTTTTCTTGCCTTATTGCCCGCTACCAATTCGACTAACTCACCAGCCACATGATCGACCATGCTCTTGCGTTTACGCACATGACCACAAGCGGGGCAGGTATCGCTGTTCTTAGGCCATAAATAACCGCAGGATGGGCACTTGGCTTCTGCTTTTTTCTTTTCGGTAAGTTCTCGCTTGGCTCTTTCTACTTTGCCCTCAAGAGATTTAACACCCTCGGAGTAAATCTCATCCCAATCATCTTGAAAGCGTAAATAGTTGCCTGAATGGTCTAGCCATAGGGCAAACTCTTTGCCTTCGTGAGGACGCATAACCCGCCCCATTTGTTGGACATGACTGGAAAGGGATTTGGAAAAGGGTCGAGCAGAAACTCCAATCATCACATCCGATACATCAAAGCCTCTTGTAAGAATGTCAGTCGCAATCAGACCATTGATTTCGGTATCGGGTTTAGCAAAGTCTTCAATGGCTGCCCGCTTGAATTCATCATTGTCTTTATAGGAAATCGAGACAAAGTTATAGCCTTTTTGGGCAAACTTATCGACCAAATGTGCGCCATGGGCTACGCCTGAGCAGAAAACAATGGTTTTGACGGGCTTTCCAAAGACTTCGTGGGTCTTTTTAATCCATTCATCCACAATATCGCCCGTAATTCTCATGCCTCTCTCGGTGGTTTGGTCGGCAGACCACTCCCCAGCGACCTTTTTAACGCCCGTCATATCGATTTCTTTGGCGATATAGACCTTGAGTGGGGCAAGCCACTTAGAATTCACCAAATCCTCTGTGGTAGCCCCGCAGACCACATTGGAATACAGATCCCCCAATCCTTTGGTAAATGGCGTGGCGGTCAGTCCAACGACCTTTACCTTGGGGTTGTTCTTGATAAACTCTGAGGTCTGCACTCGTGCAATATGGCACTCGTCCACGATCAAAAGATCAATCTCTGGAAAGTCTTGTCTGCGTTCTAGGGTTTGGGCAGAACACACCTGAAGTCGGTTGGTGCGGTCAAATTTCCAATGATCGGCTTGGAATACGCCATGATTGATGCCGTACTTAGTGAGGCGGTTACTGGTTTGATCGACCAAGACAATGCGGTCAAGCACCATCGATGCTTTCTTGTAATTGTCTTTGGTGGCTTTCATTAGGTAAATGGCTACCTCGGTCTTACCAAACCCTGTTGGGGCATACAGCAGTTGAGATCGGTGTCCTTGCTTAAATCCGTCTCTTAGAACACTAACCACATGGGTTTGATGTTCCCTTAACTCTAAATCCATAAATACTCCTAGCTACCAAATTCCCTCTGGCTTGGGCTGGGGCATACGCCCCCTTAAACTGTTTCGTATTTCTTTATTTTTGCCTTTAATGATTTGATGGTTCGCATCATTTCAGCGTTCTCGTTTTGATAAATGTCTCGGCTTTCACGCAAAGATTTGTTATCAATCTCTAAAACCCTGATCTGTTCCCGTAGGTTCTTGATGGTCTCTTCAGCATCGATCTTCTCAATCTCGCTGGCATCCCACTGTCCTAAGGCTATTTTGTCCCGCAACACAGTGTTTTCATCTGCCAAGGAATTGATGGTGTCAGTCAGTTCGTTGACCTTTTGCTCCAGTTCTGCGGTAGGGCTTTCGGTGGTGACATCAGGTTTAGTAGTTGGAGCTTTGGTTGTAGCCTTTTTCTTCTTTTTATCGGTCTTCATGGTGGTTGTGTTGCCATGCTTATCGACATAAGTAACAGAAGTTTGGGCTGGGGTTTTAGCTTCTTCTTGCATTGCCACACGCACACGCCCAACAGTCATGCTGGAAATACCTAGTTCCTTAGCAATATGGTTGTTTGACCATTTGCTATATACCTCATCGACAAGCATGATGCGGAGAATGGCACGGATATCTTCGGCTTTAAGGCGGTTGCCATGCTTGTTGTTGGCTTTCCATGCGTAAAACTGGGCTTCACGCAGTGTGCCAGTATGAACAATCGCTTCGATACTGGTTAAACCATTAGCTTTATAACCAAAGTAGCGATGGAATCCATCGACTAGCCAGTATTCTGAGCCATCATGGAATACTTCGACTGGTGGGAAAACGACTCCCTCACGCATGACCTCGGCATATTCTTTGACTAGGTCTTGATCCAGTTGGACACGGGGCTGAGTGCCCCCATCAGTGCGGATGTTGAGTATATTTAGTTTCTTCATGCTTGTTTCCGATCAAGGGTTATTTTTAATTGTTCGGCAAAGACTCTTTTGAGATTACTAAAACTGCCGTTGCCAAAGTTTGGGATTTTACGCAATTGGTTTTTGTTAAACAACGCCATAACATCACCAACATTTTGGCATCCTTCTGCCACCAAGCAGTTGTAGGTGCGCACTTTCAGTGGCAATTTATCAAGGGGAATTGCATAGGCCTTCTCGTTGTCCTTGTCATCCTTAAAACGCAGACGGGCATAGGCACGTTCCAGTTGTTGCTTGGCTAAATCCAGTTGTCCTCGTAGGTGGTTTAACTCTTTCACCTTTGTTTCTTCTTCCAAGCGCTGGTCTACGAACCTAGAAAAGTTTGCCAGATCAGCAATACTATTGAACTCCACAGTCATCTTCATAACACTCTCCTTAAAATTGGGCTTCTTCAAACACAAAGGCTGGTTTATCTTCCTTCACTCGCTTGTACGACCAGCCCTTACGCACAGCGATTAAACTCTTGGCTTCCTCTAAGCGCCCGACTATTCGCATCAGGTCGCCTGTCTCATCTCTTATCTCATATTTGGTCATAGTTAAGTAAGTAGTACAGTCAAGTAAGAAGAGTTGCTTTTTGGTGGACGCACCTAGCCTCTCCTAGGTGTGCCTTCAACAGTTGCTTTTCGGAGCCACTGCACCCGCCAGACGTTCGATCTAGGACTCTGGCTTCGCCATCCATTCCCCTGTTTCAGATCTAATCCCACAGTAGGGGGTCTTCCCATATAGCTGTTGTTATGTCCGACCTATATGGTGTAGCTGGGGAAACGTATGATGAAGATGTGAGGGCAGTTATGCCTTCCACATTTTCTCCATACATTTCCTAGCACGACTAGATTAAACCAACAGAAATAAATTTGCAACAATTTTTTTCACAAAAGAAAAACCCCCAGGAGTGTGAGCCTGGGGGTTTTGAGGTGAGTGTGTTCACCGAGGGCTTGCTTTGCACAAAACCAAACTGCTAGGAATGGAGAAAATGTGCGATACCAGTGTGGGCTGGTGCACTAAATATAGCACATGAGAGGAATAAACGTCAACATATTGTGTTCCATAGCCATCCATAGGCATCCAAAAGCGTCTATTTGGTATCAACCAGCCCGTTCTCAAAGAGCCAGCCTATGGTCTTACGATGGGCGTTTTCCCATAGTTCAGTCCGTTCTTCCTTGCTCATTTGGTAGCCCTGATCGAGGTGGCTATGACACCGAAAACATAATGCTGCGATGCGGAAATCGTGGGACTTGAGGGATCTCCCTTTTCCGTCACGGAGCTGGTTGCTATGTGCAGCGCAGACTGTACCATCCTGAGACCCGCAATTCTGGCATGGGCTGGTTCTTACGGACTCTAGGAGCTTTTTATTGCGATAGATGGTCATAGGAGATCATCTGAGGCATAAACATCATAGCGAGCTCTTAAAGCCCTTCTGATCTTTTCCAATGCAGTCTTCTCCAAAAGGGATACATAAGCACGAGATATGCCCATCTCCTTGGCTATCTCTTCATGGGTTAATTCTGCCTCAAACCCCGTAGTTTTATTAACATCTACCATCGTCTTCATCGCTGACCCTCACACTGGAAGACACATTGTATGCCCGATTCCACGCTGCTTGCCAGACCACCCAATAATTCTGGAGAATCTTTTGGGGATGAGGCCATGGCTCTATGTTATTCATAGCCCATTGGTTAAACTCTTCTTCCATTCTGTTCATATTAATACTGGATTCCAGCCTGTCTTAATAGATTTTGTAGTCTTTGACACTCAGCTTGAACAATATGTAGCTGATCCCGTAACATCTGTTCGGTGTCTTCCTTGTCTTGTATGGATACCAGCCCAGCAAAGGGGATTGGCTCTACATTGATGGTCACATCTGTAATTTTGTTTTCTACATAGTCTTTGAGGGTAAAGGTGGTCATTTTATTTCTCCATGTTTAGGATGCTGGGCTAGATTGTTATGACCTAGTTGTTGTATATGATAGCCATGACCTTCTAGGTATTCAAGCAATGCCTTACGCTTAGGCTCAAACCAAGGCTTCCATGTCCAGGCTTCAAAAATAATTGGTGGGTAGTTGTTCTTTTTGATGGTTTTTATACCGCCCTTAATTACTTCTAGTTCATGCCCCTCTACGTCAATCTTGATAAGACGTACGTTTTGATGTGCGCCTGAGTCTAAGGTAAACACCACCAACGGTTCTTTGACACCCTCAGTTTTGCACTCGTAATCATGCTCACGAACTTCTTTGTCCATGCTAAACGCACCAATATTACTTTCGTTGGCGTAGTCAGGCATAGTCAATACTAGCCGTTCTTCTTTATCGGACAACCCAAAGTTATGACAATGGACATTATCTAACCCGTTAATGAACGTATTAGCGCATAGCTGGTAGTAGACTATCCGTTGTGGCTCAAAGGCATGGTAGATATGTTTTGATACTTTCTTAGCCAATGGTACACAAAACGTACCCAAGTTAGCACCAATGTCTAGTACTACACCTTCGGGCGCATCCATTAAAAGTTTAAGGCTTAACTGATGTAGGTCTTTCTCGTACAGTTCTTGTTTCAAATGGTTTGAGATTAAGTCTTGCCCTTTGAACACAAGGAACTGTGTGCCGTCTGCTTTTACTAGTTCACAATTAGGTATCATCTTAAGTCCTTGGTAGTTGACCGCTAAAGTTATA